GGCGATGCCGCCTTCGCTGACATTGAGGGTGCCACGATAACCGAGCGTGACGGCATAAGCCGTGCCGCCGCTGTAAACGATGGTGTTCCGCACGAAGCTCGCCTGATCCGGCACGTTTTCGCCGGAGATCACGCCGCCGGAGTGGACGTAGATCGTTCCGCGTGAAATGGTGATGTTCTCGATCACGCCCTGCTGCCACACGTTGAGCGTCTGCAAGGTCGCCAGCGGCAGCGTAATGCCCGAGAGCGTGAAGCCGCTCGACACCACGGTGTCGCCCTCTTTAAGCCAAGCGCCCGCCGTGCCGTCGATGGGATGGGTATACTCAACATAGCCGCCCGCCGTGATGTCGATGGTCGCGCCCGTCGCGCTGGTGACTGCGAGCGCCGTACCGCCCGAAGATACGCGCAGCGTACCGCTGCTGTCAACCGTGACGCCGGATGCGACGCCGCCGTTGCTGACTGTCAAATGTGCGCCGCCAACCGTGGCGTTTTCGACCAAGCCGCCGCTGTAAACGATGTTCGCGCGCACGAAGGTGATGCCGCCGGGCACGTCGAGATAGCGCACCACGCCGCCGTTGGAGACGTTGACGCCGCCGCGCGAAACGGTGACACTGGTCGCCGCACCCCGCGAGTAGACGTAGAGGTTCTGCACCGCAGCCACGGGAAGCACGACCCCGGTCAGGCGCATCCCGGAGCTGACGACCGCCGAGCCTTCCTTCCACCAACACCCGGTCTGCCCGTCGATCGGCTGCTCCGCGACGGTTACGTTCGCCGCCATCATCATGAAGAACGGAATTGCCGTGCTCATTGCAGAACGCCTCCGCTCGTTACCTCGTTCACGACCGCCATCCCGTCGAAGAAACCGACCAGATACTCCTTGCCGCCCTCGAACCGCCCTGACGAGAAAGTGTAGCCGGAGATAACCACCGGCGTCGGAGCGGTCACACTGTCGAGCGTAAAGTGGATGTAGCTCGCTTCGGTGGACTTCGCCACGCTGTTGACTTCGAGCGAATACAGCGGACTTGCCATCAAATAACTCGTTCCACCGGAGAGTACATCGATGTAATAATCGGACACAGAAGTCGTCTCGGTGACGAGCTGCCGGGCCGCCTCGCGGCCGTTGATTTTCAGCGGCATTCCTCCGGCGATGTTGACGCCGCCGCCATCGACAATCAATTCCACGCCATCGCGGCGCAAGGTCGTCGTGCCGTTGGACATGATGATACCGTCGTTATCCCGATTGACCGCCTTCACTACGCCGCCGGAAATGCTTACCCTTGCAGACTGGTTTTCTTCGTTGTCGGAAGTGACGATGACCACGCCACCGCTGCCGCCGCTTGCCGCGATCTGCCCGCCGCTCAACACGACGCTCGCGCCGGAGCCGGATACCGCGAGCCCGCCGCCGCTCGTGAGTTCGACGGTGTACCCGCCGACGGTGGTGGAAAACTCAGCACCGGAGACGATCGCGCCGGACTGTGAACCGCCGCCGTCGAGTAAATTTCCCTCTTTGGTGCTGCCGCCGGATGTGACTTTGTAGAGCAGTTTGCCGCCGGAAACGTTCAGCTTGGCGTCGGTTATCACCGTGCCGCCGGAGGTGTGCCAGCTCGACATCACCGCACCGCCCGAAACTGGTGCGAACTCCGCTCCTTCCTCGACGACCGCCCCGCCGGAAGATACCGCCACGATCGCCCCGGAAAGGATCTTCGCGCCGCTTTGGAATACATCGTATCCTTCTCCGCTGTCGTAGTATGAGGTCGGCTGGACCGCGCTGGAAAAAACGAACGCGCCGTTGCCGTCGGGCGGCACTTCCACCGACGAACCCCACAGTGAAGCCGTGATGACGCCGGTGGAGCTGTCGATCAAAAAGGTTGGGCTTGCGCTCGCGGGCCAACTGTCGATGCTGCCGCTGCCTTCATCATCCTCCCCCCCATGTATACTGTACCAGTAGGACCCGACGACCTCCCCCGTCGAAGTGATGCTCGCGCTCGACCAGTGCGAACCGCCCCATAGCCCTTCATTCCAGACGCCGCCGTAACTGTCGATATAGCTTCCCGAAAACGCTCCACCAGACGGCAGCGACCAGGATGTGATCCGCGAAGAACTGACCTCCCTGATATACCCGCCGTTGTTGGCGGTGAACATGCCCTCGACGCCCAGATTGCCGGTTACGGTGCCGCCGGAAAGCGCCAGATAATTACCATTCACCCACGACTGATTGGCGACGATCGCGCCCGAAACGGTGATGCCACCGAGGAATGTCACCGCGCCGGATATGGTATAGTTTCCCGCCGTCACCTCCTGTCGTGCGATCGTGCGGGCCTCGGCGGGCGAAACGTATACATCGCCGGCGCCTGACCCGCTGCCGCCGCCGGGCGCGACTTGGATGTAGTAGCAAACTTCGATGCTCTCCGGCTGTACGGTGTCCGCCGCGCCGTAAGCGCTGTCGCACCGGGAGGCGTCGAAGCCGATGTTGGCATTATCATAATCGCCGTATTTCCCTCCGATCTTGCCCGAGGTATTCGTTTTGTAAAACGCTCCCGCGACCTGATTCCAGTGATCTCCGTAAACATACTCGCCCCAGATCGTGCCGCTGATGTTCGGCAGCCCGGCGCTGTGAACCGTGCCGACTGTGCCGCCGCTGGTGGTGGGTGCGTAGCTCGCGACATTCTGGATGAAGCTCTTGAGCTTCGGCAGACGGATGCTCCCCGCCACCGTATCGATGACGAAACTCCCGCACTGCCCGTAAGCCTCCAACTCTGCCGTGTACTCCACCGCGGTCTTGACGGGTATCTTGCCCGCAGCCCTCAGCTCGACCGCCTTCTGGAAGAAGTCATAGTATTTGCTCTCCGTGTCGAGACAATCGAACAACGTATGACCGTCGAGTTTTTCCGCTCCTTCCGGGTTTTCGGTGGAAAGCGACGGGAATATCGTGAACATCGGATTTCCGCCGCCGCCACCACCGGCGCCGAGGACGCCTTCGACGAAAGTCTTCATCTCGTGATCGAAGGTGCAGCTGTCGAAGATGCCGTTGGCAAGCTTCAGTTTCAGCGCATAGGTCTGCCGCGCGATGCCGTGGAAGGTGCAGTCTTTGACTTCGACCCCCGCGCTGCGCGCCGCGTCGATCGCGAATTTCGTGTTGGCGTTGTGATGGGTGAAGTTGAAGTTCCGCACGATCACCCGGCACTGGCAATCCCGGATGCCGAAGATGTGCTCGAGTTCCGCCGCATCGGAAACATTGATCCCGTTTCCCTCGATCACCAATACACCGTTGTAGAAGTTGCTCCAGTCGATCCCGGCGAGCAGGCTCCGGTCGAGCAGCTCCGGGAACTCGAAGGTCAAGGTGTGCCCGCCCAGGTTCCGCAGTTCGCCGTCGATTTTCGCCTGGATGTCCGCTTCGGTGTCCGCCGCGTCGAACAGTACCGTCTTGTCCTCGGACTGCACGGCGACCACCGAGATTGCCCCGAGCTTGGTGTTGAGTACCGCGATCGCCTTGTCCACATTGTTGGCGCCGACATCCTGCGCCGTCTTGCTGCCGAGCGGCATATGCCCCGCGTTGACCTTGTGCGCCTCGATCTTGCCGCCGGATCCGTTGTCGATCTGCACCGTTTCGTTCGTGCCGGTGTAATCGAAGTTTATGTCCTCCGCGACGATCAGCCGTTTTTCCAACCTCAAACTGTCCATATATCCACCTCAGAAAAAGTTGCCCGGACGCGCGAGCCCGGTGTTTTTGTGTTTGATCTGCCCGAACATCGCCACCCGCTCATTGTACCGCGCCAGATACCACTGCGCATACGCCGGATTTGCCAGCTCCGCGTCGGTGCTGTGCGCCTGGTAGAGCGCATGGTACACGAGTGCCATGTGGTCGCGTATCTCCTCCAGCTCCGCATAGCGGATGTACGCCGCATCTCCGGCGAAGTTGTACCCGACCGCGCAGCAGACCACGCCCAGACCGCGGTCGACCACGCCGAATTCCGGCGGGTTGACTTCGCCGAAGGTATCGACGCTGAGGCTGGTCCGCTCCTGTTTCTCGGTCGGGCTCGGCGCCAGCCGGTACTTGCCCGGTCCGGTCAGATCGTCGTAGATGATCCGCGGCGCGCCCGGGCGATCGAGTTCGCATCCGGGGACTTGGTGCTCCGCCCCGGCAAACACCGGATCTTCCTCATCGTTCCACCCGGCGAGAAAAGCGATGAAGTCCTCGGGATAGTCGAAAGACCCGCATTCATTGGGGAAAAAATTGAAAAATCCGTGAAAGCACGCCGCATCTTCACTGTAGCGCAGCGCGGCGCGCCGGATCATATCTTCCACTTCGGCGTCGTTCCAGACCTTGCTCTCCGGATCGGCGAGATACCGACGGACGAGCTTTACGAGTTCCGTCAGTTTCATTTCAGTAGTATACCCCGCGTCGTATCGGGCGGCGGTCGCGCGTCGTGAGACTGCTGCGCGCCTCCCGGTTCACCAGTTTCAGAAAGTGTTCGTAGTGTGCGCCCGCCTGCTCCTTGCGCTCGAAGGTGAATAGCTGATAAAGCGCGTGTTCCAGGATCGCGTCATACTCCAGCTTCTCGACGGTATCGACCCGCGGCAGCCGCCGGTAAAAAAGCACTCCGAGCGGCGACCCGGCGGGGAGCTGTGGGAAGGAACGGAACAGACCGAATCCGTCGAAATCGAAGCATACCGCGGCGGGTTCACGGCCCATGCGCTTGCGGAAGTCTCCGTGCGCGTGAGCCAGCGCCCGCCACGATACCACCGGCACGTCCTCGTCTTTGGCCGAGACGAAACGCACCGGTTCGATGAAATCACCCGGCGTGGCGAGTACGCCGCTTTCGTTCGCCGTGAACACCTCTCTTCCGAGCAGTGCCCCGGTGAAAAGCGCGCACTCGCGCTGCGCCTCGTTGATGATATCATCCAGAGCGGCGTCGGTCCACTCCAAATCGAATCCGTCCCGGATCCACTCGCGGAGCCGGGAACGGATCGTGTTGTAGACTTCCACCGCCATGTTCAGGATCACCCGAGTTCCAGATAATCCTTGACCGGGATGCTCTCGGCGACGACCAGGGCCTTGAAGTCGATCAGGGCCGCGCTGGCGACGACCATCTGGATCACCGCGCCCGAGCCGATGAAGTCGCGCACCGCGCCGTTGACCGGGGCGTTGATGCACGCGCCCGAACCGTAGGCGCTCATGACGGCGCCGCTGGTGAGTTCGACGGCACTGCCGTTGACGGTCGCCTGGAACTTGACGGTCGCGTTGGCGCTGCCCGAACCGGCGCCCAGCATCGCCACGCGGAAGTCCGTCAGCATTCCGCCGGCGGGCACGATGAAGAGCTCGTGCGTACCGACAGCGGTCACGCCCAGACCGGCGGCGTCGATGATATGCGCCTCCCGTTTGATGTAGTGCGTCTCCTGATTGACCCCGGGGACCCGAGTTTCCTTGTTGGTGACATCAGCCATTTGTCATTCCTCCCTTGATTAGATCGCGCAGGGGACCTGAGCGATGTTCAGATCGACGCCGTCGAAGGTCAGCTTCTTGAAGCCGCGGATCTCGTCCGCGCAGACGCCGAACTTGTGCTTGTAGTCGACCCACTCTTCGGTGTAGTCCATCGTCTGCGCGTAGGCCATGAGCGCCGCGTCCGAGCCGAGAAGCAGGTTGCGGGCGATCGTCTTGTTGCCGGCCGCGTTGGTCGAGGTCGAGATGTACTCCGCCTCCTTGACGATGATCTTCTCCCAGACGCCCATCGCTCCGGTGGCGATCGGATCGCTTTCGAGCGACCGGCGGCCGTCGTAGTTGGCAAGGACGCGCTTGCGCCACTCCGGATCCTGCCGCAGCTGGATCGCGGCGCGCGGATGCAGCACGAGGATGTAGTACTCGTTGCCGTCCTTGAGCCGCACCGGACGCATCGGGTACTTGCCCGCCGTCTTGGCCAGCATCTGCAGATTGTCGAGGATCTCGGTGTTCATTTTGTCGTCGTTGCTGATCGCACTCAAGAGCGCCGTATTGGTGGTGTCGGCGGGAGCGACGGTGACGGTCGAGAACTTGCTGTCCGCATAGTCGGGGCGGAAGCAGCGGCCCACTCCGTTGACGAGCGGGGTGCTGTCGCGCGCCGCGCCTTCCAGCTTGGTCACGCCGTCCGTGGTGTAGCCCGTGAGCGCCGAGATCATATCCAGCTCGGTGCGCCAGCGGAACCAGTTGGCCAGCTGATCCTTGAACTCGTTGCGCAGGTCGATGATCGTGCGCAGCGGGGTCACTTTGCCCTTGCTCTTGAACGCCTTGGCGATCTGATCCACGCGGATGTCCGTGTAGAATTCTTCGATCGTGTCCTCGTTGCCGGTGACGCTCTTGTTCTGTCCTTCGATGCCCTCGCCGTAGACCTGCGGCACGAAGTGGTACCGCGCGGTGTCGCCGGCGCCCTTGCCGCCGAACATCTTGTCGTTCATGATGATCGGTTTGCCGCTGCCGCGCTTGCCGACCATGTTGCGGAAAAAGCATCCGAGCAGATACTGTTTGAATATCTCCCGCGCGTGCTGCAGCGGGGTTCTCGGATCGCCGGTGCCTCTGATGAATTCACCCATGATGATCTTCCTTTACTCTCTGAGAACGAAGTCGACCGCGCTTTCGCCGCCGGGATCGTACCCCGTGTCCGCCGAATCGGCGGAGTTCATGAGATCCAACCCCGACTTGCCGGTGACGCCGTTCATGTTCTTGTTTTTGATTTCCTCTTCGATTTCCTTCCGCACCTTCTCGCGGTAGGCTTGGGGATCACGCGCCGCCAGCAGCCGGTCGTCCAACTCCTTGGCGAACTTGTAAGCGTTGGCCGGGGTATGATCCGCCTCTGCCTGCCACAATCTGATGACTTCGGGATCGCCCTTCTCCGCGTCGAGCTTCGGCGCGAGCTTCCCGTACACCACTTCCTCGAAATCGGGGTGCTGTGCGATAACGGGTGCCGCCGCCTTGTCCCATGCCGCGAGCTTGGCCTCCTGGTCGAGCTGTGCCGTCTGCGCGTCCGACGCCTCGAGCTGTTTTTCCAACTCGTCCTTGCGCGCCCGGTCGTCCTCGCCGAACCAGTCGTTTTCATCCTCTTCCTTCGCTTTCAATTCCTCCAGCTCCTTGGCCAGCTTCGACCTCTCGGTCGTCGCCTGGTGCAAAGCCCGCTGGGTGTCCTTGAAGCGCTTTTCGAGGTTTTCAAGTTCCTGCTTCAGCTTGGCGTCGCGTTCCGCATCCTCCGTCGCCGCCGAATCGTCGGGGTGTTCATCTCCCTCCGGGGCAGTTCCTTTGGTCGGGGTTCCGCTGGGGTCCGCGTCCTGCGTCGCGGCAGCCGGGGCATTGACATTTTCCGGGGAGTGGCCGTCATCGCCGCCCAGAATGCTGTCCACCACCGATTCTTCCTCGACGTTGGCGTTTTCCGCTTTTTCCGACATTTCTCAACCTTTCTTGTTTCGGACTTTCCGAATCCTTCCGCACCATGCGGTCGGGGGAAATTCCTGTTATTGAACAGGTGGGGCGCTCTGTTCCAGCGCCGCCTGCTGTCCCTGATAAAAAGCCTCCAGCTCCGCGATCAACTGTTCCTTGTCTGGTATGTCGCCGAGCATCAACAGCATCTTGCCCGCGACCGGAGCCGGGATCACGTTCGCCTTCATCGCCTCGACGAAGCTCTGCAGCATCAAAGCCCGCTGGCTGGTGAAAGGCGGCACTTTCTTGAGCAGCACGTCGTAGTACAAGGTGTCCTCGATGCTGTTCATGATCGACATCTCGGGCTTCACCATGCCGCCGGACAGTATTTCGCCGCCCGTCTCCGGCACCGCGTACTGCGGCTTGTTGAATTCGATCGTGTCGGTCGTGCCGTTCGGCTGCGTGATGCGCACGACGCGGTAGTCGGTGTAGTATTTGCCGATCATCCGCAGCACGACCAGCGCGATCCGCTGTTTACTGAAATACATGTTTTCGAGGATGCTCGTCTGCATCGCCGCGCCCTGACTGATCCGGGTGCTCTGCATGATGCCGCTGCGCTCGTTGGTCCCGCCCAAACCCAGCATCGAATCGTTGACGCCACTGATCCGCTGCTCCGTCATCATGAGGAAGTTCAGGTGCGTGCTCATGTACGACAAGTCGCGGTACTTCTCGTCGATGCGGATCTTCGCCAGCCCGCCATTGTTGACGATCACCAGTCCGTCGGGCTTCTGAAACTCCTCTTTAGCCTCGTCCGGGTCGCGCAACGCGCCTTCCTCGGCGACGAGACGGTTGGTCATCAGCGTCCACAGAAACTTGCTGTTGAGCTTGTTGATCTGATCCTGAATGTCGAGCAGCCGCCGCACAATGCCGAAGGGCCGTCCTTTGCGATCGCGCATACAGTACATCGGGATCAAGGGGAACATGTCGATCCCGATCGGGTCCTCGTTGGCGCTGTGGTCGGTCGCGCTTCCCTGCAGAATGATATCGTCCGAAAAGATCACATAGTGCAGCACGTTCGCATCGATGGTCTTTTGTTCCTTTTTGCCGGTGCGCTCGTTCAGGACCTCGATGTGCTTCTTCTCCGGCATGGTGTAGTAGCACTCGCAAATCTTCACCCGGTTGCTCTTGGGGTCGTAATAAAAGGCGTCGCCGCGCTCCTGGGTGTAGTTCTGCGCCTCGTACTCCTGCCCCTTGTAGTCGTCGGTGAAGGTGCTGTCTATCAGCATCTCCGCGTCAGGAAAGAGTTTTTTCGCCACGTCGCGGTCCACCCACTTGGTCTTGATGATGAAGCGCGCGTCGCTGGCGTCCGGCTTCCGCGAAAACGGGTCGAGGTACACATTCTCCCACGGGACCATTTCGACCTTTATCAAGTCTTTGCCGCGTTCGTCGGTGTATTTCTTCACCTCGAACCACGACCGCCCGCCGATGATCGCGGTACGGAAGCCGAGCTGGTAGTAATAATCGAAGTTGTCGGTGTCGAAAACGTGCTTCAACAACGCCGTGAGCAAACTCGCCTTCTGGTCGTCGCTGCCTTCGCGCCCGATCACCTGATAATCACACTGCCGTTCGTTGGCGACCGCGCACACCATGTCCACCGTCGGCGATATGGTGTCGATCACCGTCGCCTGCTGACCGCGCGCCTCGATGCTCGCCTCTTCGTCCGGCGTCCACTGCTCGCCGTCGCAGTACTTGAAGCACTGCTCGTTCTTCTTGCGCCACTCTTCTTCATACCGCTGGGCGGAGATCATGAAGCGCTCGAACATGTGGCTCGGTACTTTTTCGGCCATAAAAAACTCCCTCGAAGGTGAAAATACACTTCTTCACCCTCGGGGGAGTTTGATACTCCGCGTTGTGCAAACTTGTCTTTACAGCCCCTTCCACCCTACCTTCGGCTTCTTCTTTTTCTTCCCGAACCGTTCCAACAGCGTCTGCGGCCGGACGTAGTTCACCCGAAAAAGCTCGTAGTCGCCGTAAAACGTCGTGTTCAGCGCGTCGGCCAAGTTCGGGCTCCGCAACCCGCGCTTCTTCATCTCGTCCTTATCCTCGACCTTGATGCTGCCGTTCGGCAGTATCTTGTACGTCGGGTTGCCAAGCTCCGTCTTGAGCTGCCTCCACTCCTCGTCACCCGCCGCCCCGACGTAAACGACCGACTTCGACCGGAAGAACTTCCGCGCCTTCCACCACAGCCAGTCGCGCAGTTTCGCACACTTGCCGTCCTCGTCCTCCGGCGCGCTCTCCGAAGCGTGCACCCGCACCGCGGGATAACCGAGCTTCCCCTTGTGCTCCGCGTGCATGAAGCTGTCGTATATCCCGGCGCCGACACCGATCGTGTCGATGTGGATATAGTCGCAGTCCCATTCGTCGAAGATCAGCTTCGCCCTGGTATAACTCTCCACCGTGTCGAAGCCGTGCCACGATTCGACGTGCAGTATCCTTGTCCCTTCCCGGATCACCACGCCAGTATCGTCATCGCCCGTCCACGCCGGGTCAAGTCCCATCCGCCGGATGCCGCGCTTCGGCGGGATGCCGCCTTCCGGCACTCCGCTTACGGCGTCCAGAAAACGCTGTTCCACCACCATATCCTTGCCGATATTGGCGAACTCTCCCAGCACCCGCACCCGGTAGGCGTTGCTGCCGATGCCGTACTCCGTGCGCATATTCTGGATCCACGCCCGCGTCTGCCGACCGTGTGTCCGGATGACCTTGATATTCCCCCACGGATCGACATAGCTGTAACTGTACTCCTCTTCCGCCAGACTGTCCTCGCTCGAAAAACTCATCGTGAACCAGAACGTCGGCTTGTGAAAGATGTTGTACATGTACCCCGAAAGCCGCGTCGGGTTGCCGTCCATGAAGCCGTATGCCCCCGGGTCGCCCATCGCCCCGGACGCCACCTCAAAAATACCATCCCTGACGCCGCTTCCCTCGTCGATGAAGAACATACAGTCGTGAAATCCCTGCAGTGCGTCGTCGTTGTCCGCCCGGGCCGTCCGCAACACTGCCTTCGCCAGCTCGCGGTCCCGTTTCTGCCGCAGTTCCTCGGTCGTTTTTTCGTACTGGTCCGATATCCACTTCCACTTCTTGCCGTTGGTCGTCACGACCTCCGGCCAGATGATGTCGCTCAACTGATCCCCGCCGGCGCCCGTGATCGGCGCTCGCTTCCCCCGCGTGTCCAACCACCAGTTCACCAGCCACCCCGTCAGCTTCGACTTGCCGATACCGTGCCCGGACTTCACCGCGACGAAGTTGTGGTGCTCGAACGCCTTCAGTATCTGCGCCTGCTGGTGCGTCGGCACGTCGCCGATGCACTCGATGACGTAGGCGAGCGGATTGCCATACCACCGTTTCAGCCAGAACGCCATGTCCCGGCGGACTTCCTCGATCTCCTGCGGCGTTATCATTTCTTCCGGTACAACTCCAATTCCTCAAGTTCACGTTTCACCCGCGCCGCTACCTCGGCATACCCCTTGTCCGTGAGACCGCCGCCCTCGCCCACTCCCGGCAGACTGTTGCGCGCCACCAGCTCCGCAACATATTCCACCGCCCGGCGGAACACTCCCTGCATCAACTCCGCCAGGGTGTTCTTGTTCTCCGAATGCCGCAGCAGATCCAGATTCAGATCCCTCTCGCACTTCACCTTGAAGAGTTTCCCCTTCGTCTTGTTCAGCTCCCGCGTCAAATCCTCGATCCCCGGCATCTCCGCCAGACACGCCCGCAAACTCAGCACGTCCCGCTCCAGATCAACATCCGCATTTTCCTCCTTCGGCAGCCGCCCCGCGACCAGCTTCAAAAACTCATCCCGCGGCATGTCGTTGAGCAAATCCTTTTCCCTGCTCAACCGGTCCAACATCGCATCGTGCAGCAGATCCGCCAGATTTGCCCCCTTCTTCAAAACCGCGCGCTTCTCCGTATTCGTGAGTTCTTTCACCGGGATCGCCTCGACGCCTTTCACTTTTGCCTCGACCGCCTCGACAATAAAGCCGTTACGGTTGTCAGTGAGCTTATCCACCTCCGCCAGAAGTTCCAGCGGCAGCCGAACCGAAATAACCTTACCTTTCATCGTGTATTACACCTCCAATTTTATGATAGCGGCGGGTGGAGCTATACGAGGGACGCACCCCCGCCGCCTCGACCCCACCCCCCCCCATGGCACCGGCACCCGAGCACCTTTACCACCGAACGCGAAGGGAAATTCGTCGGACGTGGTGGACAAACGCCTGTGCATGGCATCAATTCAGCCTCACAACACCTCAAATGTGGGGACTTTTGCGGGGGTCCAGCGCATCGTCGAGGGTCTCTCGGAGGTCCGGCAGGTCCTCCGGCAGCGCCCGACCGCAGCACGGACACACCTTCGGGTCCGCGTCATCATCGACCGGCCTCTTCTCCCCATCTACCGGCCACCTCGCCCACGTTCGCCGGATCAAGTGTGGGGCGAAATGGTGTCCGGTGAGCGTGTACCTCAAGACTATCAAAGCGGTCTGCCAAATCCGCCATACTGGCCGACCGGTGGCTGCGGAGATCTGGTTGACGAGAATCGTCACCGCGGCGATCAGCTGGTGACGAGTTCGGTGTGTCGCCCATGTTTGATATCCGGCATCAGCCAATATCTGTTGGACATGCTGCAGCTTGAGCTTGCTCTGCGATCTGTGCATAGTATTCCTCCAATGGGTCAAGCCGCGGAACGATGTGCACCGCGGCGGAAAGGTATGGTGAATTACTGAATGCCCGAAGGGCGTATCGAACCGTGTTCCGTGAAGATCCGGTACCCAAGGCGATCACGCCGAAGTCGCCGGTGTATGGACGTGGACGTGGGCAACGGTGTAGGCAGAAGATGAAGATCTTTTGGTGTTTTGGCGTAAGGCGGGCGAAGTCGCCCAGGAACGCGAGTAGGTTGTCTTGGATCAAAGTTGTATTCGGAGCAGGCTGTGGATCAATATAGCATGGTGCGCAATGTTTATCAAGCCCATGTTGGGCTATGACACGTTTATGACACGTCATGACGGGTCGCGTTTCTGTAACTCGTTGTTCTGGCGAGACATGACACAAGTGTCGGGTTATTTATAATTACGCAGAGGCGAGAAAGAGGCAAGGAACACCAAAAGGCAAAAGGGCGCATATATATAACATATAAGCCAAAAAGACCCGACACAAGCGACATTATCTTGCAAATCAAGGGGTTACAGCGCATCAACCCGTCATCAACCCGACATGCGACCCGACATCGCCTTGAAAATCAACGACTTGCAAAATTTTTCAAAAAATCTTCAAAACTTCGTTTGACAATAAGCGCTTATTGTGATATATTGGGTAGCATAAGCTCAAAAACGAGCGCAACCAACCGCCCCTGAAGGGGCAGAAAGGATGAAGAAGATGTTGGATACCCAAAAAGTGATGATGATCGATAGGTGCATCACCCGCTACTACTGCCTGACGGGGAGTGCGGTAATGAGGACGACTGCCTTCTTGGACCTCGAATACTCGAAGGTCAACGTGTTGAAACTGTGTCGTCTCAGCGATGTGGATTTCGTCCACGACATGAACGGCATTTTCCGCCACATGGATCGCGAAAACAAAACCCTTGCGGACGGCTTCGTCCCGCGCGCCGGTATGGAGGTGCGATAATGAACACCAGCTGTATTCACATCTACTACACCAACGCCGGATGGGGGATCGTCTATCACTCTGTCAACAGGCTCGGCGATCGCGTTGTGCAACCGGCCATCACCCACAGCTTCCACCACCTGCGGATGGCGGTCGAGTATGCGAAGTACTGGCGGAACATCGAAGAGGTGTACGATTGGCCGATCTGGGTCGACCGGAAGTCCTACCATGATCAGATCCGGTACGAGAAGCATCTGCAGGAGGCCTGAAATGAACACGATCATCGTTGCGGACAAGTACGACGGCACGCAGCAGCTCTTCACCAAGAAGCAGATCCTCGACATCATGCGGGAGTACCGCCGGCGGTACAAGTACGAGCGGATAGCGGACAAGCTCTTCTGCGACTGGGCGCTGGCGCAGGGGATCAGATCCATCTGGGAGTACGCGATGAACGGGGCGCCGGTGGGGTGGATCCTCGTCGGGGTCGAGCGATAAGCCGAAACGGGACCGTGGTCCCGTCCACCTCGGGCGGCGTCGAGGTGCTGATGATGGCAGCCAATGAAAGGAGAGAAAGATGAAGCTCAACACCATGAACACCACCACCCCGACCAAGATCGAAAGCATCGACGAAGTTGTGAGCCAGTGGAGCGAGCAGATCCGCCAGAAGTGCGGCGGCAAGCTGCGCCTGCAGTTTACCGGGATCGATTCCTGGAATCGTCCGATCTTCACCGACAGGCGTTTCCCCAAAATGTTCTTCGGTGGAGACCATCTTTTCCGCTACAACGACGATATGGACAAAGTCCGTGAATTCTACCGCGGAATGAGCTTGAACGAGCACATCTCCTACTTCGGCAGCGCCTTTGACTGCGAACCCTGGGGAATTCCCCTTCACGGGATCGATGTCGAATTCGCTTGACAGTGACACCGACCGGGGGTATATTACCCCCGGTTTTTTAGCTGGAGGATCCACACATGGACAAGATCACCTGCCCGCACTGCGGGCGAGACATCGCGGCGACGGTGCGGGAGGTATTGAAAGCGCAAAGCGCCAAAGGCGGACGCAGCACCAGCGACGAAAAAAGGGCGGCGAGCGCCGTAAACATGCGAAAGGCGGCGGCCGCAGCAAACGCAGCCTACACGCCGGAGAAGCGACGAGCGGCGGCGGAGAAGCGCCGCGCGACGATGGCCGCCAAGCGTGCGGCGAAAGACCAAGCCTCGGAGTGATCCGAGGCTTCTTTATTTGAACAGCGGTTCGTCATAAGGCGATGAATCGGGGTTGCGCCCTGACCCACAGCACTTGTTCATGATCCCCACAAGCAGAATCAATGCCAAAAGGAAGATCACCGCGTTTCTGGTGCTGAATCGTTCCTTGGTTTTCTCGTCCCACTTTGGATCCGGCTCGACCGCTTTTTTTACTTTTGGCATGACCTTATGCTCAATCGCTCCCCATATAAAGGCGCCGACGAGCAGCAGCGCAAACACGACAATCAAAAACGTCATATCTCCCCTTCCTTCTTGATCGCGCCCTGGGCGATCGACTTGACGAGGTTCAGTATCTGCTGCTGTTGATCCTCGGTCAGATATAGCCAGTAGTGCAGCAGTTTTTCTTCCTGCTCCCGCTGCTTTGCCATCCGCGCGCGATCGACGACGATCACCCACTCGGATATGTCGGTCACGTCGCACCCGAGCGCAGACGCAAGCTCCCGAATATTGTCGATTTTCGGTTCCCGCTGCCCATTGAGCCAGCGCCGCAGCGATTCCGGCACAATTCCGTGCTTCACGGCGAACGCGTAAGGCTTCATCCCGGTCGCGTCGATGCGCCGGGCGAGTTCTTCTTTTTTTAATCTTCTCATATCAATCCCCATTATAACATATCGCGCAATCGGTGACAAATCAACCTCAAATAAAAATATTTTCCAACTTTTTGCACCGCACCGCTTGAAACCGTCGCGGAAACGCGATAAATTACACCAAAACACACCAACAGGAGGATCACATGAAAAACGACAAGACCGAATCGCTCCGCGTGAGGGTAAGCGAGAGTATGCGCCTCCGGGTTATCCGGTTCGCGCAGAAGCACGACATTTCGGAGGCGCAGGTCATCCGGATGGCACTGAAAAAATTTTTACCCACAAACACACCAAAAAGCACCGAAGCATAGGAGAAGGATCCCCATGTACACTTGCCTTCACATCGTCCCGGCCCGCCGGGAGGTCGCCTGCGTCACTGTCCGTCTGCCCTGGTGGCGGAGGCTCTTCCGATGAACGCGACGACCCAGACGCTGCTGACGGTCGCGGATCTGATCGTCCCGGGCGGGCGCGCCGCCTTCCTCGAGGACATTGTTCCGCTGGTCGCCGATAAGAAATTCTTCTCAACCGAAGAGGTGGCGGATCGCTACCGCGTCTCGGTCTCGTGCGTGAAGCACTGGCGCGATGTGGGGTTGATCGTGCCGACCTTGAAGATACCCGGCGGATCGGTCCGCTACACGCTGGCCGACCTCCACAACTTTGAACAAGAGACGGGCAGGAAGGAGGCGGAGCAGGCATAAACAAGCAGCCGACGCGCCGCCTCTGAACACCCGTCCGGCAAGCGGCGCCGGCAGGACATCAACCACAAAAAGGATTTTATTGTGGAACGAATCACAAAACTCACGACCAGCCAGGTCAAATGCTTCAAGACGTGCCGGAAGCGTTACTACTTCGAGTACGTCGAGATGCTGAAACCGATCGAGACGCCGAAAGCGCTCGAGATCGGCACACTCTATCACTACGGGCTCGAACTCTTACTTATGAGCGAGCCACTCATCGGCGTCGAAAAGGCGATCGTCGGTATGCAGAAGTGCGCCGCCGCGGCCAAAGGGATCGACTACGAGCCGCTGAACGCTCTCGTCGCCTGCGAGATGGTCCGCGCCTTCGACCGCGACAGCGACTGGCGCAGCTGGAAGATCACCGCCGTCGAAAAGAAGTTCGAGGTCACGACGGGCTACGCCAAGCGCCTACTGGGCAAAATCGACGGTCTGATCGAGAAGGACGACAAACGCTTCCTTATCGAACACAAGACCACCAGCCAGTGGGGCAAGGACGGCGAAGCCTACCTGAACAATCTCTTGTGGGACGAGCAGAGTACGAATTACCTCTACGCCTACCGCAGAATGCTCGACGACGGCACGATCACCGGCGGTCCGGTCTCCGGTATCTTCTACACCATCGTCGAAAAGCCGACAATCAAGCCGCATTCGGCGACACTGATGGAGAAGCGGAAGTATACAAAAGACGGCTTGCTCTACTCTGGCCAGCACGACCACGACGAAAGCCCCGAGGAATACGCACAGCGTGTCCGCGACTGGTACGCGGCGGAAAAGCGGGTGCACACCGCTTTCGTGTACCGTACCGAGGCGGACATCGACGAGCACATCGCCGACTTCAACCTGACCTTGAAGGACATCAACGCGGCGGAGCGCGACGGCACCTTCTATCGCAACCCGGAGGCATGCAAGATACTGCCGTGCCCGTTCCGGTCGAAGTGTCTCGACAACGTGCCCGACACGGATTGTCTTTTCGTCAAAAAATCCACAAAAAACGAGGAACTGGAATGAAGATCAAAATCGAATTCATGAGCTGGATCGGCGGACGCGCCGCGTTGGAGATCAAGGCGGGCACCTCGAAGGCGCGAACCTCCGTTGCGCGAACCTCGAAGGCGCGAACCTCGAAGGCGCGAACCTCTACGGCGCGAAATACGGAGACAAGCCGCTGTGGAACACTCGCCCGATCCTTCAGCTCGGACCGTGTGGTCGTGTCGGCCGCCAGACGGTCGTGTATTTCTTTGCGGACAAATCGGAGCCGCTGATCCGCTGCGGGTGCTTCACAGGCGGCCTTGCCGCATTCGAGGCGAAGATCCACGAGACGCACGGCGGCAACTTCCACGAACAGGAATACATGGCTATCGTCGAACACATCCAGAAAATCCGAGCCTTGCAGCTCATTGAGAAAAACGAGGAGGAAAAACAAAATGAAACTCACTGAGGCACTGAACCACGCCGGGGTTTCCGCGATCGTCTACGGCGAAAGCGGCATCGGCAAAACCCACTTCGCCGGGACGCTGCCGGGAAAAACGCTCATCATCGCGGCGGAGGCGAACGGGATCAAGACCCTCGCCCGCAGCAAAAACGCGCAGAACATCGACATTGCGTACCTGCCGACGCCCGGCAAGACCATCGACGACACGAGCGCCCGCCTCAACAAGTTCTTCGACGACCTGATGGCGACCGACATCGAGGCCGACAACGTGGTGCTGGATTCGGCGACCGAGCTCGCGATGCAGCTTCTGATCCTGCGCTCCGATCCGAACAAGAACGGCGGCACCCCGACCATGAAGAACTATTCTGAGGTCCAGTCGGCGATGCGCCGGTATCTGCGGATCCTGCGCGACCTCGCCGAGGTCAAAGGGAAGAACGTGATCGTCATCGCGCTCGAAGCCGAATTGATCCTGTCGCAGAACGACGACGTGCAGCGCTCGAAGACGCACCCGGCGTTGTCGGGCAAAAAGCTCTCGCCCGAGGCGGAAGGTCTCTTTGACATCGTGGCGCATTTGGAAAAGCGCAGCGACGGCACCCGCATCTTTCGCCTGGAAGGCAACGACCAGTTCGTCGCCAAGGATCGCTTCGGTCGGGCGGGGTGCCTCGCCGACGGCGCAACACTTATTTCCGGTCGTACCGGAGCTGAAAAAGAGGAGAAGAAGTAAATGTTCAACCGCACCTACAACGCCGCCAACGTCAACGCCGACAAGGAGGGCGGCGACTTCAAGCCGATCCCGCCGGGGGAGTACCGGGTCCAGATCGTCAAGGCGGAGGACGCCGTTTCGCAGAGTTCGGGCAAGGACATGATCCGCCTGGAGATCGAGATCATCGACCTCGGCGAGTTCGCCGGGCGGAAGCTCTGGCAGTACATCGTCGACGACCAGTACGCGGACCAGAAGGTCTACGACATCCTGACGGCCTGCGGCAAACCGATACCGCAGCAGATCACGAGCGGGATCTTCGTGAACCTCACCGGTCGGGTCAAGACCAAGAACAGGATCTACAACGGCAAGGAATCGGCGGAGATCAACTACTGGCTCCGCCCGAAACCGGGCGAAACTCCGGCGCAGCCGGTCAACACCAACCCCGCGGACGACATTCCGTTCAACTGAAAATGCACCTCCGCCCATACCAACAAGAGTGCCTCGCCGCCATCGCGGCGGCGGGGCCCGGGCGGCACCTCTGCCAGCTCGCGACCGGCCTCGGTAAGACGGTGATCTTCGCCAACATCCCGCGGAAGGGGACGGCGCTGATCCTGTCGCACCGGCAGGAGCTGGTGATGCAGCCGCTGCGTTACTTCGACTGCGACACGTCCGTCGAAATGGGCGAGGCGCGGGCGTCGTGCCTCGGCCGCCCGACCGCCCCGGTGACGAGCGCGAGCGTGCAGACGATGGTCCGCCGCCTCGGCTGCTACGACATGGACGCCTTCGACACGATCATCGTCGACGAGGCGCACCACGCGGCGAGCCCGACTTACCGGAAGATCCTCGACCACTTCCGCCCGGCGCGGGTGTTGGGTTTCACGGCGACGCCGAACCGCGCCGACGGTCTGGGGCTGGAATCCGCCTTCGACGACATCATCTTCGAGCGCGACTTGCGCTGGGGCATCGAGCACGGCTATCTCTCGCGCATCGACTGCCGTCGGGTGAATATCGGGTACGACCTCCGCGGCGTGGCAAGCCGCATGGGCGACTACGCCCCGGGCGACTTGGAGCGCGCGGTCAACGTGGATAAGTGCAACGACGCCATTGCGGAGATCGTCGCCGGCATCGCCGAACCACCCGTGCTGATCTTCGCGGTCGACGTGGCACACGCCAAGGCGATCGCGGCGAAGATCCCGGGCGCGCGGGCATTGTCGGCGGAAAGCCAGGATCGCGCCGAGGTCGTCGCGGCGTTCAAGCGCGGCGACGTGCCGGTCTTGGTCAACTGCGCCTTGTTCACCGAAGGGACGGATCTACCCAACACGCGGACGGTCATCATCGCCCGACCGACCAAGTCGGCGGCGCTGTATACGCAGATGGTCGGGCGCGGCACGCGCCTCGCGGAAGGCAAGGATCACTGCCTCCTCGTCGACTGCGTGGGAGTGAGTAACATGCCCTTGTGTACCGCGCCGACGCTGCTCGGGCTGGATCTCGACGGCGTGCCGGAGAAATACCGGCACGAGATCGAGGGCGACCTGCTCGCCGACCTTCCGGCGAAGCTCGAACAGAAGGCGGACACGCCCGAAAGTTGGGTCGAGAACGTAAAGATCGTGGACCTCTGGGCGCGGGCGCAGGGGTACATCCTGCACGACATCAACTTCCAAAAGCGCCCGGACGGGACGCTTTGGCTGTCGCTGCCGGAGCATCAGGGGCTGTGGATCACCGCGCTGGACCTTCGCGGCCAGGCGGAGCTGCGCACCACGACAGGCGTCTATTTCGCGGGTCCGGCGCAGCAGTGCTACGACCATGCATTCGAGCTGCTGCGGACGGAGTTCTCCGAGTGCCGCCCGCTGTGGAGCCTGACCAGCGCCAAGCGCTGGGGCGCGGCTCCGGCGAGCGACGGTCAGATCAAGTACGTCCGGCTGCTCGCCAACCGGCGGCGCGTGAACGTCTCCGGCGTGATGGAAAAACTTACCAAATTACAAGCAAACAGTTTGATCGAAAGGCTGAAATAATGCAAATCAAGTTCAAGAAGCTCTACCATGATTCGGTGCCGCCGCGGCAGGGAACGCCGGGATCGGCAGGTTTCGACTTATCAGTGCGAAAGATCAGAGGAACGCAGGGGAAGGTTATTTATTACTCTGGCATTGCTGTTGAAATTCCCAGAGGTTATGTCGGATTGATGTTCCCGCGTTCGAGCGTCGTCAAAACCGACCAGCGCCTCGCCAACGCGGTCGGCGTGATCGACAGCGACTACTGCGGCGAGATCACGGGAGTTTTTGACGTTACCCGCGTCACCCCTTTCTTTCAAGCGCTATATGAGCCGAAAATCTACCACCCCGGAGAGCGTTTCGCGCAACTTGTGATCGTACCGATCCCGGAGGTGGAATACATCGAGGTCGAGGAACTCACGCCCACCGAGCGCGGCGCGGGCGGCTACGGGAGCACGGGAAAATGATCGGGATTGAGGAACTTTCCAAGGTCATGCGGGCGTTTGCAAACGCCGGGGTGACAAAGATACTTCTGCACCCCGACAATTTCGACAAGTTGTGTTCGGCCGCCCACGTCCTTCATCCGTCTTCACGGCTGTCGATCTATGGCATCCGCGTCGAGAAAACTCTGCTCGCGCCCGTCGACGGCTGGATCGACGTCAAGGAAGACGGCGGGTACACAGTCCACAGGCCGAAAAACAACAGATAACCCCCACAAACCAAAGGAACGGAAACCATGAAGGACATATTGGAGCTGGCCGAGTGCCAGTCGGAAATTCAGAAGATCACACAGGACGTCAAGGCGGATTTGTACGACATCGAGGATCGCGCCCTGGAAGCGAAGCAAGAACTGGAAGATTTTCTGGAACGCGTCCAAAAGATCGCCGACGCGCTCGACGAAGAAAGGCGGGAGTTCACACGCGCGATGTTCGATCGCTGTTTGGCGGCCGGGATCAACGTCGGCGTCGAGATTGAGCTCAAGATCGATCCGGAAAAAATAATCCGACCGCAGCCGATGAAGATCGTCGGCATCTGCTCCAGGGGCTTCGTCTATGTCGACGCCGAAGGCAGAGAAGGAATTTTCGGCGCCGGCGCATTGAAGATCTTGGACAGAGTGATCGTGAAAAAGCAATAACCACCAACAACCAAAGAGGACGGAAAACATGGACACCAGAAAACAGATCAAGCTCGCGGACGTCGCCTGCGTGGACAACCGGAAGATGACCGGCATCGAGGAGCTCGCCGCGAACATCGACGCGATCGGGCTGCTGCAGCCGATCCTGCTCACGACCGAGCCGGAGGACTCCCAGGGCGGCAAGATCTACGGCGTCGTCGACGGGCGGCGGCGGTTCCGGGCGCTCGAACAACTCAAGCGCGAGTATCTGGAGCCGGGGCAGTATGTGATCTTTCAAGGCAAGGTCGGCCAGGAGCGGCAAGCCGCGTTCTCGGCGAACTTCGCCCGGCAGCAGCTCACGCTCCAGGAGGAGGTCGAGGCGTTGAAGAACCTCGGCGGATCCCGATCTTCGATCGCCGCGCTGCTCGGCAAGACGGAGCAATGGGTCGCGTTGCGGCAGAACCTCGCCAATCTCACCGGCGAATGGATCGACATACTCAACAACCCCGAATATTATCCGCAATGGACGCCCGCCAAGCTCGAACTGATCGCCCGGGAGTCGCCGAAGGCGCAGAAAAATCTGGAATGGCTGACCGAAGATATCGTTTCGATCGACGAGCTCAAGGGGCACATCGCCGAAAATCACATGGAGCTCTCGGATGCGCCTTTCGCCATCGACGGCTGCAAAAACTGCCCGAAGCGGAGCGCTTCATCCGCGAGCTTCGGGCGCGGGGCGACAAATGGATCCTTTACACCATGCGCGAAGGGCAGGTCCTCGACGAGGCGCGGGAGTTTCTCTATCACCGGGGGCTGTGCCCGGACGCCGTCAACGACAATCTGCCGGAGATGTGCGAGTTCTACGGCAACAATCCCAGGAAGATCTTCGCCAACGTCTACATCGACGACCACAACGCGGGCGGGCTGTGCTTTTCGCACCCGCAGGGAAAGCAATCTTGCAATGGATAGGGGGTAAGTATGCTCTGTTACAAGGATATGACGTTCTGCACGGCGAAGGACTGTGCCAAGCTCGATTGTCTGCGGAACACCCGCAATGACGAGTTCTTCCACCCGGACGACTTCTGGAAGAACAAGATTGCGTGGTCGAACTTCCACCAAGAAGGCTGCCCGGACTACCGCAAAGAGAAGGGTAAGGAAAAATGAACCTTGAGCAACTTGTGCCGCCGCTGGAACTGTGCCAGCAGATACCGCAGGGCGCGTTTGCGGACAGTGCGCTGGTTTGGACAAGAACTTGGTGCCGTGGAGAACCCTGTGTACAACCGCGGGAAGAGGCGAACGAAAATGGCTGGACAACGTATGCCCCCGCGCCGACGCTCGCGGAGATTTTGGAGACGCTGCCGAAATTCAATAAAAATGAAGTTTGTCTTGCTGTTGTGCCGGACTTTCCCGACGAGGGCGAAAAACGGATTTTCGGTGAAGCATGGGCGGTCGGCTACACGGACAAAGACAGTGTAAAAGACACCACTCCCGCGACCGCCGCGCTCCGGCTGTGGATGGAGGTGAACAAGGAGGGTAGAGATAAATGAACTTCTGCAAGGACTGCAAGCACTGTGTGGAGGAGTACGACGGCTTGTCGCGCGACGCTTGGGGCTTTTCCAAAAGACGTTACTGTTGTGGAAGAAAGCGCAATGCCGTGACTGGCGAGCCGGCGGATTGCCATGTGGAGCGGAACTCTTACCCCGGTTTTAATCACTGCGGCGAGACGGGTATATACTTTGAACCCAAGGAGACCCAAAATGACTGACACTTTTGAACAGATGGTGCGCGAGATGCGCGCCGCCCAGAAGAAATACTTCAAGACCCGCGACCGGAGCGTGCTCGAAGACGCCCGCTCGCTGGAGGCGGAAGTCGACCGCTACCTCAACCAGCGGCAACTCGGCATGGACTTGTTCGACAAATGACGGGGTACGCAAATCGCGGCAAGGGGCTGGAGCTGGCAGTGCGCGCTCTCTTCGCCCGCTATGCGGAGCGGGGTATCCACTGCCAACAGAACCACCCGCGCCAACTCATCGACGGGACGCTGGTGGAGCGCCACGGCTTCGACTTCCAGATCTTCTACAAGGGGCGCTTCATCGCCTTCGATGCGAAGGAGTGCCAACGCAACCGCTGGCCGCTCGACAAGGCGACGCTGCACCAGCTCAAGGCGCTGACCGACGTCGAAAACAACGGCGGCGAGGCGTTTTTTCTCGTCCGCTTCGCAACTTTGCGCAAACTCGTGAAGTATTCGGCATCAATGGTGAAGACCGCTCTCGCGTCCGGGGTGCCGAGCTTACAGCCATCCGACGGGATCGAAACCACACTAAACATCTTGAGGATAGAATGAAAACGGGGATCATCGAAGAGATCAAGGCGCGGGTATCCTGCCCGGAGTACATGCGCCGGGAGCACGGCAGCCACATCCAGGGTGGTCGGTGCAAATCCTTCCGGCCGGGGGCAAAGAACACATCGAGCTTGATGGTGAACGAGCGCGACTGGTACGACTTCGGGAGCGGCATCGGCGGCGACGTGATCGACCTGGCCGCGCACGACAAGTTCAACGGCGACAAGGGGGCGGCGATCCGCTACCTGGGCGAAGCCTACGGCATCCGCCCGATGACGAGCGAACCGCTGCCGAAGATCGAGATCGTCTTCCGGAGTTACCTTGCGATCCTCGACAAGGCGACGGAATTTTATCAAAGCTGCCTGCGCCCCGAGCACCGCGAGTATCTGCGCGGACGGGGCTTGACCGACGAGACGGTGAAGGCGCTCCGCATCGGCTGGGCGGAAAATCCCTGCCCGTACCTGCAAGCTGCGGGCTTCGAGCAAAAGCAGATCGCCGACAGCGGGATACTGTCATTCGTGAACCGGCTGATGATTCCGTACCTGCGCAACGGCAAGACGACCTACCTCATCGGGCGCGCCTCGGTGTGGAAGGATGCGCCGTCGAGCAACGCGGACGCGAAGTACATGAAACTCTTCCGGTCGGAGTATTCCGAACATCCGATCTGGGGCTTCGAGACGCTGCGCCGCGACGGGGTGGTGATCGTGGCGGAGGGGATATTCGACGCCATAAGCTGCTGGCAGGAGAACTACGCGGTGGTGACGGCGGTGACGGGGGCGTTCTCGGCGGAACAGAAGAAGGATCTCTTGCCGGCGCTCAAAGGGCGCGACGTGATCGTCTGCATGGACTACGACCCCGAGACGCACGCCGGGCAGAAGTTCACGGCGGCCTTGGCCGACGAGCTTTTCGAGGCGGGTGTCCGAGTATCGGCGTGTTTCCTCGCCGGGCAAGGCGACAAGGTGGACTTGTCGAGCTTGTACGCGGCGGATCCGTGCCGCGCGACGATGGAAAAGGCCTTCGCGACCGCGAAGAAGTGGGAGGAGGTGCGGATCTCCCGGATCGCCTCGCTGGAAAACGACGGCGAACGCCGGACGGAGCTGACGAATTTCCTGCGCCGGTGTGCACTGTGCTTCGACTGGCCGACGGTGGCGCAGCTGATCGCGGATGCGGAGCGGACTGGCAAGTTCGCGCCGGTGTGGTTGAAGGAACTCGGGCGGAGCTTGAACCGGGCGCCGGGCGAGCTGGTGATCGTCGAGGAATTCAAGCGCAAGTTCGACTGCGTTTACCATCCCAGCTTGGGGTGGTACGAGTACGAAACGACGCGCTGGGCGCGTCGGAACGAGTTCGAGATCCGGCAGAAGATCGGCGAATTGTTCGGGCGCTTTCGGACGGCGCGCGCGGTGGACGGGGTGTACCGGCTGCTCAAGGCGGAGCTGATCCGGCGCGAGCTGTTCGATACGCACAAGGAGCTCTTGAATTTCCCGAACGGGATGTTCAACGTGGAGACGGGCGAGATGCTGCCGCACAGCCGGGACTATTTTTCATCCATCCAACTGTCCTACGCCTACGACAAAGATGCGACCTGCCCCGAGTGGACCAAGTTCCTCGAGGCGGTCACCAACAGCGACCTCGGGCGGCACAATTTGCTGCAGGAAATGTTCGGTTACTGCCTCACGAAAGACGTGCGGTATCAAAAGTGCTTCTGCCTGATCGGCGAAGGGGCGAACGGCAAGAGCGTCTTACTGTCGGTGCTGGAGGCGATGGTCGGGAGCGACAACACGAGCCACATCGAGATCGCCTTTTTGAACAGCGATTTTCAGCGGATCAAGCTCTTCAACAGTCTCGTCAACATCTGCAACGATATGAAGACGGACGTGTCCGGGACGGAGAGCTTCTTCAAGGCGATCGTCGCTGGCGACCCGATCAACGGGTGCTACAAGGGCGAGGACTTCGTGGACTTCCGCCCGTTCTGCAAGATGGTCTTCAGTGCCAACCGGATGCTCACGGCGCGCGAAGTGGATTATTCCTTCCTGCGGCGCTTCTGCTTTGTGGAGTTCCCGATCAAGTTCGTCGATGATCCGCGCGAAGCGAACGAGCGCAAACGGGAGCCGAACATCACGGCGTCATTGCTGGCGGAGCTGCCCGGGATCTTCAATTGGGCGCTGCAGGGGCTGAAGATACTGCGCGAACAGGGGCGCTTCTCCGAAACCGGAGACCAGACGCAGATGACGCGCGAGCTGGTGACGATGGCGAACCCGCTGATCTCCTTTGTCGAGGACGAGATCGGCAACGGCGGCCCGCATTGGGCGACCAGGCTGAACAAGAACGAGGTCTACACCCGGTACAATGAGTGGTGCAAACACACGAACACGATACCGATGTCGGCGCGGAGCTTCTGGCCGCGCCTCCGGACGATCTTCCCGTACGTCGAGACGCGGACGCCGGAAGGGCGCTTTGTGCAGTTCACCCAGCCCCGCAAATACTGTGGGGACAACTGTGGGGACCAGCCCCCGAAAAGCCCCTAATGTGGGGATTTTTGCGGGGACTGGTGTTTTTGCCACCAATGTGGCGTAAAATCAAATAATCAAGCACAAATTTTTTACAATTTGCACCGATTTTACCAACGCCCATTCCCTGCATTTTACTTACCACCCTGCCCGTAGTAGGCGTTTTTTATTGCTTATTTTATAAAAATGTGGTGGAAAATGTGGGGACATTGGATTATATTAAAAACAAAACACAAAACAAGACAACGGGGTATAAAAGATGTTTCTTCGCGGCGACTATTGGCAGTATGATTTTGTTATCGGAGGTGTCAGGTATCGTGGATCGACCGGTTACAAATCCAACGAAAAGAGCAAAGCAGCCGAAGTCGAAAACCGTCTCAAAGTCGAGGCGCGTGAAGGTCATTCTATCGAAATGGTATGGGAGCAGACCAAGCGGCGCAAACTTGCCGGACATGAACTGCCACTGGATCGTGCTCAAATCTGGGATGCTTTTGTCGGTACCGCAACTTGCCGCGCCGGTGCTTCGAAGCTAAAGGAATATTCCAACAACCTGCGGTTCTTTTGTGAGTTCATAAAACAAAACTACCCGAACATACAAAGAATATCCGAGGTATTGCCCACACACGCCCAAAAATGGGTCGCTGATATGCGCAGCAAACCGGGCGCACCCGCGACCAAGAACAAGCGGCTGCTGATGGTAAAACAAATCTTCAAGGCTCTGGGTAAGAATCACGGCATTGTCGAAAACCCATTCGCCGACATTGCCCTGTTGGCAAAAGAGGAAATTCCGCGCGAGGCATTTACTCCGGAAGAACTGAAGCTGATTGGCAGCAAAGCGACCGGATGGGTATACTCGCTCTGCCTGACTGCCATTTCCACCGGATTGCGTGAAGGCGACATCTGTAACCTGACAAAAAAACAGATCAACCTTGACACCGGGTATATTTCCATTCGTCGCACCAGAAAGACCGGCGTTTCGGTAGATATTCCCATGCTGCCAGGGCTATATCGACACATCAAACAGATGATCGAGGATCATCCGGACAGTGAATATGTCTTTCCGGAACTCGCAAAAATGTATCACCACATACCGGGCGACATCAGCAACGGGGTAAAGGCTTTTTTTGAAGAGATCGGCATCACCGGCGCGCGCAAAACCATCCCGGGGTACAAGAGAATCGTATCGGTCAAGGATGTTCACTCATTCCGACATACCTTTGTGTATCTTGCGGCGGTCCACGGCATCCCGTTCCCGATCGTTCAGGGAATTGTCGGTCACCTCAACCCGGAAATGACAAAGCACTACATGGACCACGCCGGACGCGAGGCGAAGATCCAGTATCTCCGACAGCTGCCGGAGTACATTACAGGTGCAAAAGCAACGAGCCCCCGGGTGTTGACCCGAGAGCGCGTAATGCGTATGCTCGACCGGCTCACGCCGGAAAACCTTCTCCGCAACAAAAAGCGGATCGTCGCGTTATTGTCGCAGGATTAACGTTCGCCGTGCAGGAAACGGATGAAGTCCGAGAAGTCCTCGCGCTTGAACGTGATCTTCCAGATGTCCAGCCGCGGCTGCTTCTCGAAGGCCTCTTTTCCCACTTTTTCCAACAGGTCGAGGTCGACATCTTCGTCGTCGCCGAGTAGTCCAACTCCGGCGAGTATCGGCACGATCCTCTGTCTGATGATCGCCGGGCGCTCTTTGGCTACCGCCAGCGCAGCACGCAACATCCACTTGTCGAACGTCGTTTTCAGTTCCGGGATCACGCGGTTCTCGCAGTATGACCGGACCCCTTCTTCAAATTCCTGCAGCTTCATTTTCGCTCCTTAAAGAAAGGCGGGCTTTGAAGTTATCGCCGCCCGCCCGGTTGACATTACGCACCGGTGGTCGAGCCGCCGATGACCGCGCTCGACGGAACGCCGACGGTGGTGATCTTGCCGACCGTGTTCTTGAGGTTCGCGATCTCGACGCCCTGCGCGACGACCATTTCTTTCAGCGGGGTGGTCGCCTTGAGAATGTCGATCTCCGCCTGTTTGCGGTCGAGTTCTGCGCGAAGCTTGAACTCGGTGCGGAGCGCCTCGATCGCGGTTCCGTTCTTGACCGCCTATTCATCCAGCGGGGTGATCTTCTCGTCGGTGTACTTCTCTGCCTCGAGCTTGGCGATTTTCGCCTGCGCCTCGGCGAGCTGATTTCCGCCACCGAACAGCCCGGCGCCGCCATTGCGAACGAAGTCGAGCCCCGCCAGTGCCAAGCCGGTGATACTCATGCCCGTGGTCCGGCACCCGCCACGAATTTGTTGTCGTTCACTTCCATAATTACTCCCCCTTCATACCCGCATGTTTTTATTTTTCGGGGGCAGATTGCGGGACATCCGCCCCCGAAGCCGGCGGCTGTTTGCCGTCCGCTTTCTCCTCCTTACCCCCCGCTGATTTGATCCCCGTTGCGGTAACTTCCAGCCCGTAGTGCGTCGCTAGTATCGCACTGGTGATGCCGTCCCATCCCTGCTGATTCGGCAGCGCCGAGATCACGCCTTTGTCGGTTTTGCCCGCAAACATTTTGACATGCGGCGACGGATCTTCCTCGGTCGCGGTCGAGGCGGAAAGGTACGCCGCCCATCCCGATTCCCACGCGACGACGGTCTTGCCCTTGGTGCTGTCGGTGATGCTCTTGACGATACTGTCGCTGGTCTCCGTTCTGCTGACGATATTGCCGTCCTTGTCGTAGGTGATGGTGACGCTCCGCGTCGACGTGCACCCCGCCGCGAGCGCAAGCACCAGCAGGGCGGCGAGGATCGCGACCGCCTTGCCGACGCGGTAGGTCTTCCGCTCTTTGAACTCTTCCTGTTTGCCCTTGTTCCAGTTGGCGACCGGCCGGAAGTAGCCCGTCACGCGGCTGTACACTTCGCACTTTTCTCCACACTTGTCCATTTCACTTTTCTCCCAGTTTTTTGTTGAACTCAATGACGCATGGACACTCCTTGCGCCGTTCGATGCACGTTTTGTGCGAGACCTTCTTTTTGTCGATCTTGCCGATTTGTCCGGAGAGCCGGTCGAACTTCCGCGCGAGGTATGCGGCGAGCGATCCGATCGCCGCGAGCACCGACACGAAGCCGACCAGCATCTCCCAGGTGACGTTCACTTTCCGTACCCTCGCCACAAAGCGTCCGCCTCGGCCTCGAGGCGCATTCGATTTTCCCGCCACGCGATCCAGCCGAAGAGCCGGACGGCCAGATACGCCTTGAGCGCGCGGTTGACCGGCAGACCATCCTCGAGCAAAAAGCAGAGGAACATCAGATCGGCCTCGGCGCGCGTCCACCCGTGCGGCTGAGTGCGGTAGATGTAGTCGTGCGCGAGCCCGGCGCGGGCGGTCTCGGGATCGAGCGGCGACGCGACCGACGAGCGGAACATCCGCGGGATGCTCGCCCCGTCGAACTCGAAGCCGCGCGGGATCACGAAAACATGCCCGCGGAACTTGAACTTCTGCGGAAACAGCGTCCGCGCGAAATCGCCGCGTTCGTCGGTGTGGTGTACTTCGATTTTTATTCCCATGTGTGCGTATTCCCTCCATAAGACGCCCCCGGTGATGCTCTGCCCGGAGCATTTCACCGCGAGTATTTTTTCTCCTTGTACATCTGATCGCGGACATTTTTCCGCGCCCGGGTGAAGATCTTCTTGATGAGCTTGATATCCTTTTCGGACGGGTTGCTCGCGTTGAGCAGCCCGTGACGGAAAGCGTTCTCTATCTGCTTGTGCGCGAGTTCGCCCGACCGCTTCTGGAACTCGTCGTAGTTCGCGCCTTCCATGTAGAGCTTCTGCCCGTCGCGCTGGAAGTAGTACGCCGGGATCCCGGGGTAGTATTCGTCGTTCGGGTGCGCCTGATTGTAGCGCATCATCAACCTTTCGGCGCGATTGACGTTCTCGCCCGGGTCAACATACTTGATCGGGATGAGGCGCGCCAGCCACCACGGACCGGATACGCTATCCTTCTTCACCTCGCGTCCGAAGTAGTCGCGTTTCGGAGCGACGGTCTGGAACCCCAGCCGCGTGGTGAACACATCGAACTGATCTTCCCACCATTTTTGTCCCTTGGCGCGCGACTTGGTGTCGCGCACGTTGTCGTCGTAGGCGGTCAAGGTCTGCCGGACGAAGTTCGGCACCCACCCCGCGGCAAAATTGGTGGCGCTGTTCATCAACGAGCGCTCCGGATCTCTCACCACGCGGTTGATCTCGCCCAAGCTGTCGAGGAAACTTTTCTCCGCGACCATGCGCCACATGTTGCCCATCATTCGCTGCATGACTTTGGTCCCATCCTCGCCGCGCTTCGCCGCGCGGAAAGCCGCCATACCGTCCGCCAGTACGGCAAGACTGGTGGCGAAGGGTTCGATCCGCTTGTAACTGAAATACTTTCCGCCGATGCGGATCGAGTACGGCGGTATCTTGTTCGCCTTGAACTTCGCTTCATTGCTGCCGTACTGCGGCGACGATCCGGTGAGGAACGGCAGATCGTCGTCGTCATCCATGCCCATCAACATGGCGACCGCGCCCCAGGCGATCAATTGTTCGGCGAGGCGCGACACATATTTGCTGTCGAACTTGCCCTTGCCGAGCGCGATCTTGCCGGTCTCCCACGCGAGATTTACGGTTCCAAGCGGAGATTTGCGCAGCCCCTGCTTGAGGATATTGGTCGGGGTTTTGATGAAAGGCAGCGTATATTTGAGCAGCCACCCGAGCGCTCCGCCTTTTTCCCGCAGCCGGATAAGCGCTTTTACCGCCACCCCGGGATCCTCCTGGAAGGTCAGCTCCAACGCCCGCTGCCGCCCGAACTCGTTGGCGCTGCTGGTGTCGTCCTTGAGCGCGTTTTCGATGTACGTCCGCAGCTCCGTCCCCTTCAACCCGCTGGCGTTGGCCTCGCGGTACGCCATGGCCGCCGCCTCGACGGGCTGGATCAGCGTCTTGGCGAATTCGTCGGCGGCACGGAGCAGCCGCGTAAAGGTGCGCACTCGCTGCCCCCACTTGCCGCCGATGGCGGTGCGCACCTGTTCGAGTTTACCTCCGTCCACACTGAGCGCTTCGTAGTCGTAGGCGAGCTTGGCGCGCCGGAAGGCGTTGCGCCAGTCGATGGCGTGCAGCATCTCCCTGAACTCGCCGAAGGTCGCGCCGTCTTTCTTGTGCGCGACGGTGTTTATCAGCGCCTCGGTGAAACGCTTGATGCCGAGCTCATACGCGGCGTTTGCGGTGTTGCCGAGCACGTTCGCGGCATGGGTGGACGGACCCGACAAGATCGCGTTGATCCAGTATTCGTAGAGCTTGTCGCCGCGGTTCGCGCGTTCGGCGGCGAGCTTGCGGATCAGCGCGTCGAGCTTGCCCTGGTCTTTCAGTACCTCGTCCGGCAGAGCGTCGATATCGAAACCGAACTCCTTGAGTATCTGCTCTCGGAGTTTGTTGTCCGGCTTCTTTTGGTCGATCTTCGCCACAAAAGCGTTGACGTGCGCCTGAATGGATTGCAGATCCGCGAGGTTCAGTGCCCCCAGACGCCGCGCGGCGAGCGCGCGGGCGGCCTCGGTACCGAGGTGGTTGATGTAGATGTCGGCGATCTTGCCGCGCGTCTCGACATCGCTGTCCTTGTACTCCTTGCTGTTGAGCACGACCTGCACCACCCGCTGCGCGGTATCGCTTATGGGGGTGTAGTCGCCGACGGCGATGGCATTGATGGCGCCCTGTATTCCGCCGAAGCGCTCGATCGTGCGCTCGGCGTCGCGGTTGACCTCGGTGTTGGGTCGCACAGTGTACTCTTGATCGATACGCGCCTGGTGCTGGTCGCGGATCGCCCCCGCTTCCCGGATCGGGTTCACCTGCTGGTGCGGCAGCTTGAGCGAAAATTTTCGTGCATCACCAATGCGCCGCAAATTGGAATCGGGTATTTCCAGTATCCGTTCGATCGCTTTTTTGAGCGTATCTTCGGTTAGGCGCGATACCCGCATCTGGTTTCCCGCCGACGAAAAATCGCCGACGATATTGCGCAGCTGCTCATCGAGGAAGTAAACCCCGCCGGTCCGCTTCGCCTTGGGAACACTGATCTCGTAAATGCCCCACCGCTTGTAAAGGGTGATGTTGTTCCCCGATACCATTGAGAAGCGTCCGTCGCCGGTGTTCAACTCCGCCATCACATCTTTGACGCTGTGAAGCTCGTTTCGCGGGTCGCGGGCAAGCTGGCGCGGCTCCCACGTTTTGGGGAGCAGCAGCGCACTTTCGACCTGTCCGTCGTGAGTTTTGTAGGATACGACCTTGCCGGCCTCGGCGTACTCGATACCGCGCAAAAGATTGCCGGTCACGGCGTAGCGCTCCGTCCGGATCGTGGTTTTCTCGCCGGTGAAGGAGCTGTCGATACCGAAGAACACCGGACCGAACGAGATCTCTCCGGAACTGAGGCGGCTGTACGGTATCGAAAGTTTCCCCGCCGCATCGGTCACGGCGAATTCGACCACGATCTTGCTGGCGGTAATAGGAGACCTGGGCGCGATCTTTTTCGGCAGCCGGAAGCCGGTGACGGTCCCGGTGTAGATATCCTCGCCGATCTTCAACTCCAACATCTGCCCCTTGTAACGCAGTATGAAGTTGGTGAATTTGTTGACGGTGTTCCGGAAGTTCTCTTTCCTTTCGGCAACGGTCCCTTCGCTGCGTTCTTCTTCGCTGTAGGCCTGCGCGAGGTTTTCGATCGCGGCGTTGATCCCCGAAAATGCGGCGTCCAGTTTTTCCAGCGTATTGCCGCCGATGTTCTTTTCGATCTCGCCCTTCACCTCGGCGGCGGAACGGATGTTCTTCTGCTCCTGGATATTGATCTTCTTCAGTGTCACGGGCTGCTCGAACATGGATCCGTCCTTCTTCCCCGGCGACAACTCATCCTCGCTGACGGTGCGGGCGTCCCAATCGTCGTGAACGGAAACTTCGAGGTCGTAATTTCCGGTTTTCTTGAGAAACTCCACATAATCGTTGTACCGTTCGGACAGCTCGTCGTAGATCGCCTGCTGCTGCGCATCGGGCAGTATCGCCATCTTGCCGGTGAGCTTGGTCATCAGATCGTCGGCGCCCTTCGTCGCGTCGTCGTTGGTGTCGAGATCGAGCCATGAAGCGATATCCGGATTTTCATTGAGGAACTGCTGGGCCACGATATCGCCGTAGCGATTCATGAAGTCCAGCCCGAGCGAGACTGCGCCCTTGTTGTTTGCGGTGGTGTTGGCGTTGAGGCTCTGCAGCTTGCGGCTCAATACCATCGTCGGGCGCTTCTCTGCGGCTAGCGGCGACGAAAGTATCTCATACGACGGCAACACAACCTGACCGGATCGCAGGATACGCCCGAACATCTGCTGCACGACGGCGATATCGAGGCTCGGCTGCGCCATTATCATGTGGCGCACCTTCTGATCCTTGAAACGTTCCGAGGCGTGCAAACTCAACCCGGTCGATCCGGATTGATTGAGGATAATACAGTCGGTCTTGCCGGAGTTGAAGTCGTTGACGTTCTTGTTTTTGTCCTTCTGCGCAGTGTCGCGTTTCGACAACTTCGGCGTTTCGCCCGAGTAATCTACGGTCAGCGTCCGCCCGGTGATTTCTCCCACTTTGATCCCGGCGGCTTCGAGCTTCTGCTTGATGTAGTCGATGGGCGATATCGGCAACTTGAGATCGCGCAGGTCGTTGATCGCCTCGCGGATCCGGGCGTCCGCTTTATCCACCCCCAGCTCCTCGGCGGTAAATGCCGTGCTGATTTTCTCATTGCCGCCCGCATCGTCTTTTTCAGTCGCCTTGTACATCCGGTCGAGCGCCGCTTCGAGGACGTCTGCAAAACCCATTTGCAGTTCTTCGCCGTTCTGGATGCCGTGTTCGGCAACGTATGTACCGAGCACACTTTCCAGTGTATTGGTGAGCGCAATGACCGGCTTTTCTCCCTTTTTTACCGCCTGTATCGCGCGGTCGACGACGATATCGCACTTCGACGCGAGCAGCACCTGGGCGATGTAGTTGTGCGTGACGCTCGAAAACGACGCCATCTGCACGGCGACGTCTTCCCGCGTGTTGCTGCTGCCGTAGCGGTTCTCCTGCTTGAGCTTTTCCTTGACCGCGCGCTTGATGCGGTTGCTGTGGTTGACGAGCTGTCCGAGCACGTCGGCGACGCGGTCGTAGTTTTCCGCGAGCTGCTGCATCGCCGGCAATTTACTGTTGTTCTGCTCTCCGGTCTGGGCCACGACCGATCCGTCGGGCAGCGCGACGATGGTCTCGAAGCTGACGCCGGTAAAATCCCGTTCGCGGCGGATCATCTCGCCGTTACTTGCCAGCCCCTCGCTCATCATCTGCTGCAGCGGCACGCCGCCGCGGGTGAGCACCTCTTCGAGGTTGGCGATGTTGTCCAGTGCGTTGCCGATACTGGTGCGGAAATAGAGCGCCATGTTGTCGGGTCGCTTGGCGAAGGTCGCCGAGGCGTAGACTACGCTGGCGTTGGGGTTGTGCAGAATGCCGTTATCGCCATAGAAGAATTTTCCGCGTGCGGAATCTCCTGCCGCCTGGTGTGCTTCGTCCAGGATAAACAAACACTTCCGCGTCTGCACGAGGTCCTGCAAAAACGTCTGCTGTTTTCCGGCCTTCTGCAGCTGACTGTATGTAACAAAAACGCAATCGTGCTGGGATTGCCCGTCCAGAAACTCCCTGAACGTCGCGTCCCGTTTTCCTTTCATTCGCTGGACAACGCGATCTTCGCGATCAACGATCTTTGCTTTTTCGTTCGAGGCGACGAGCAGCGGGTTGAAGGTGCTGCCGATGTCCCGCCCGTCGAAATATGTGTCGCTGAAAAGCTTCGGGTCCATGGTGAGGTATACCGGGGTAATGCCGTGAAGCTTTGCCCAGCGGATCAATGCGGCGCACTGCCGTCCCTTACCGATGCCGGTCGCGTCGCCGAGCACAAAGCCCTTGCCGTTCTGGATCGAATGAATCGCCAGGGCGACGCCGTCGACCTGTGCGTCGGCAAGACCGGCGTACATCTCTTCGGGCGTGGCGTAGCCGAGTTCCTTCTGGACGAATTGGTCGATGCCGCCGACTTCCTCATAGAGGGATGCCAGCGATTTTTCCACGGCGTCGGCCATGAAGGTCGGCACGACCAGATCCATGTGACTGGTGGATCTGCTGCCGGGAACATAGGTGTTGTTGAGTTCTCCGCGCTTTTCGCCGACCTCTATCTGATCGGATCGTACAGCGGTCCGATCAGATTTTCCGCGAGCTCGCTCGCCAGTTCCTCCGGGTTCTTCGCTTCCTCGCTCTCGGGTGTCAGATACGTTTCCGTCTCCGTTTCTTCCGTCCCCAGATTCTCGTGAAACGCGAGTGTCCCCCGCCCCCATCCCGGACTGGTCGCTGCCAGCGGGTCGAGCAGTGTCAGATACGTCCCGTCCGCCAGGCTGATTTTCTCCCATCCGCCCGCGTCCCGTATCATTTCGTTCATGCACTGCTCCCACTCCTTCATTTCCTCGGGGCGGTTCCGCAGGTGCTTGACGATCCGTATCCACAATCGTCTGATCCCCCGCAGCAGGTCGCTTTTGCTCCTGGGCGGACTGTTCTTCTCGTACAGTCCCAGCCACCCCATTGCGAAGATCAGCACTTCGTCCTTGTTCAGGAAGTTCATTGGTCAACTCTCCTTTCAGTACCGTGTTCAATTTATCCCAACTGTCGATAATTTCAACCGTCTGCGGCGCTTTTGTCTTCACAATTTCCGCCCGACGGCCTTCGATGGTGATGACGCGCACGGGATAGCTCGCCCCCTGCTTGCGGTACAAGTCTCCGGATACGATGAAGTTGTCGCGGACGTTGAAGTTGCTGTAGAGATAGTTCAAAAACACGGCGTCGGAGTAGTTTGCCCGTCCGCTGCCGCGCGCCCCTTCGGTGTTGGCGCCGATGATGATGGCGGCACGACCGTCGTCCTTCATCGCCTCCAGTGCGCGGGCGGCGATGATGTGGTCGAGCTTCGATAACGTGTAACCGCCGAACGTGACCTTTTCGGCCCCGCCGAACGGGGGGTTCATTATCACGCGGTCGTACTTTTTGTTCGGGCGCGTCTTGCTGGCGTCGTTGGAGGTGACCTTCGCAAATCCCTGCTGTCCGAGGATATCCCGGCGCAGCGTATCGATCTCGTTCACGTCGGTGGTGCGGACATCTCCCGCGATGGTGAGCATCCCCGTACCCGCGGTAGGCTCGTAGACGGCAAGATCGTGCAGACCGATGCGCTTGCCGAGCAACCACGCCAGCGGCGCAGGCGTGGAATACGCCTGATTGGCGATGCTGGTGCTGGTGCGCTTGCTGAAATTCGGCTGCTTGTTGTAGAGCGCGACGAGTTTTTTGAACTTCTCGGCGTCGCTGATGTTCTCCGCCTCGATCTCGCGCGCCATGGCGACAACCTCGGCTTCGCAGCGCTCCTGAATTTCCTTGACCGACATGTTGAACGACTTCGCCAGCCGGATCAATCGCTGCTGCTTCAAATTTCCGTCCACATTGAGGTCGATGACCTCCCGGAGCGTCTGGGATAGTTTGTCCGGCGCAACTTTTTCCGTTTCGGAAACAGTTGCCGTCTTGCCTGGTGCCTGTTTTTCGCCAGTGGTCGTGCGCGGCATCTCGTCTTTCGGAGCCTCCGGTTTTGGAGCCTCTTTCTTCACCTCCGGCGCCTTCGGTTTTTCCTCGACTTTCTGCGGCGCGGGTTTTGCCGCGGCTTCCTTCTGCGCCTTGTCCATAAGGGCGTCCAGCACCGCCGGGTCGATAAAGTCGTTGAGTTCGTACTTGTTGATGTACTGCAACGCCTCCAGTGCGTTGTTCGCCGTGAACTTCGACTGGGCATCGTAGACCGGAACGCCACCGGCAGCGGAGTATCCCTGTATCGTCACGGTCCCGTCGCCGTTGATATCGACCTCGTACCCGTCGGGCTTTTTGCCGGAAGACGTGCCGTTTTCCTTCTTCGCCTCGACTTTGGTTTCCTTTTTTGCCTCCGGGACCTTGGGCTTTTCCTCGGGGTGGGGTGCTTTTTCCTCGGTCTTGGGTGCTTTCTTGGGTGCTTCCGCCTCCAACTTGGGTGTTTTCTCCGGCGTCTCGACCCCGGCTTCCTCGGCGAGCTGCCGATACAGTTCCGGATCGGTGTCGTAATGCTGCCACCTCTCCAGCTCCGCCGCGAGCTTGTCGTAAAGCTTTTTTGCCTGCGGACCGACCTTGACGTTGAGCTTCGCCGCGGCGTCGGGATTTTTGATCGCGTTTTTTGCGGCGTTGAGCGTCGCGCGAAGCTGGTTGATTTTTTCGATCGCCTTCTTGGCGACGGCCTCGGCGGTCTTGATCGCGCTGTCGTCGAAGCCGAAGAGATCCCCGGTCGCTGCCGCTTCGCTTTGCCGCGGGGCGTGCTCCTTGAGTATCTTCAAAAACGCTTCGAGCTGTTCGTTGCTCATGTTCTTCGCGGCGCGCATCCCGGCGTTTTCGAGCGCCTTGTCGCCGCGGGCGATATTGGCGACGGTCGCGGCCTTCCGTGCGTTGATGTCCCCTGCCCTGAAGGATGCGTAAAGATCGTCCGAGGCGTACCGCCCGATCGCGTACCCTGCCGCACCCTTCTTGCGGTTGAGCAGACCTTCATTCTTTGCGGTTTGCTCGTCCATCTTCTCGTTGCGGATGAATTCGGCATAGTCGGCCACGTCGCCCTGCTCGTCCTTGATGTTGATGAGGATGCCGTTGCGCCGCGCCTGCTGCCACGATACGCCGTCCGCCTCGCGGTCGATGATCGCGTTGACGTTCTTGACGCCGTTCTGTTTGGCGAGCGCGAAGCGGTGGTGCCCGTTGACGACGTACTTCTTGCCGTTCTTGTCCTCCCAGACGTAGAGGATGCCGCCCGCGCGCGCGTCCCATTTGCCGCCGATCTGATTGCTCTCGTCGACGCCGGTCACGGGATTTGCCTTGCTCTTGAACTGAAAACGCTTCGGGTCGACGTTGAGCTCCGATACCTTGACGCTCTGTACTGTGCTGCTGCCGTTGACGCTGGTGACGTTCTCGGCCTGGGTGCTGCGCCCCTGCTGCCGCCGGACCTCGGCCATGATCTCGGCCGCCTTCTTGCGGAGCTCGCCCAGATTGTCGAACATCTCCTTGGCCTTGGCGTCACCCTGCAGTTTGAGCTTTTTGCGGATGAGATCGATGAAATTCTGGATCGCCTGCATCAGCCGTTCGCCCATGCCCACATGTTTTTCTTCGAGCGCCTTGGCGTAGTCCTCCCACGTCTCCGGCTGGGTCCATAGCCGACCGAAGGTGTCGGCGATGAACTCCGCCGCGCCTTGCCCCCTGTGCCCGGCGTCGGAGTACGCCTTGTCGTAGTCGTTGACCGCCTCCGCGCCTTTTTCGGTGAGCCCGGAGGCGATCAGGTCGTCGAACTCCTTGGCGAGCTGCGGGTAGTTTTCGTCGATGAAGTGCTTGAATTCGTGCCCCATGAACTGCTGCGGGTCGGCGTCGGCGCTGGCGCGGTCGATCCAGAACTCGTTTTTCTCTTCGTCGTACCACGCGTTCGTCGGATTGCCGTTGCTGTCCTTCGCTTCTGGCGCGCCTTCCTCGTCGAAGAAGCGGACATTGAGCCCGAATTCGTCGGCGACCGCTTCGACGAGGCCGGATCCGGTTTTCTGGTATTCCTTCCAGTTCTCCTTTCCCTGCTTCAAGGCTTCCGCTCGTGCCGCCTTCTCGGCCGGCATCCACGGACGCACCTTGCCGAAGAACTCCTGACCGGCGGGCACGGCGCGGTAATTCCTGGTGACCGCCCCTTCGAATGCGCCCATGCCGAAGCCGCCGATGAAGCCGCTCGCGCTGTTGTCGAGCATCTCCACGACATCGAAGCGGTTGTCCCTGTCGCCGCCGACAGCGCGCCAGAACCAGCTGTTGATGTACTGCAGCGCTTCTTCCGTGCCTTCCTCGACGCCGTTTTTGGCGAGCTGGTAAAAGAACCTCCGCGCGGCGGAGCGCCCCATATCCTTTTCCGCTTCCTTGAGCATCCCGCGCACCAATGCGCGCTTGCCGCCGTAGGTCATCCCCTTCATCGCCTTGCCGACGCTGGGCACCGTACCGAGCGCGACTTCGATCGTCGCGTCGACGGCGGATTCGGCCCCGGCGAGCGTCCACGCCTTGGCCTCGTCGTACCCGGCGGCGCGATTGCGTTTGACATTGTCGCCCAGGCTGGTGGCAAAAGTGGTGGAAAAAGTCAGCACACCACGCGTTCCGAACAGCATATCGGCAGTCATTGCCGGGGCGAGCACGACCATATTGCCGGCGCCGCTGCCCGCCGCGTCCATGATGTAGCCGAATACGCCGACATCCTCCGGACGGTTCCACTGCTGATTGGTTCTTAGTACATCGTCGCCCCACTCCCGCAGGGCGTCGCCCATGCCCAGCTCTTCGGCGGTGGAGCCTATGCCGCGGATCATGCCCACAGCACCGCGCGCCCCAGCACGGAAGGGACGCAATAGTCCGTCGCTCTCTGGTGGCAGCTCTCCTATGGCCCGCATGTTGGCAATAAGCTCGTCGCGCTCCCTGCCGGATGGCATGTTCTCCAACAACACATGCGGATTGCGTCTCAAAAAATCATTTCCGCGAAGCGGGGTCGGTATTTTAATCAAAGTTCCGTCTGCCATAGCATCACAGTCCCGGGCGTGTGGTATCGCCCAATTGGTCGTTCATTGCATTTTCCTGATATTTATATTGTTTTTCCTTTTTCTCTATCCTCTCAGCAATCTCGGCGCCTCTCTCCTCCGCTCTCCTTCTGTATTCCTTTTTCCATTCTTCATAATTCTGCGGGGTAAAGTTTGGATAAAGATCATTGCCATTGGGCGCGATTTCAAAAGCTGCAAGAATTTTATCGCGGTCTTTTTTATTGATAAAGCCCATTTTTACCAGTTCATCAACTCGGGCCACGGTGCCCCTCCGCCGTTCCGTGTAAATATTAAAAACCTTGGCATCGCTCACAAGCACCGGGCGCCCTTTGTGTGAGGCTTTTAAATACGCGTTTTTGTTGTTTATGAGTTTGTTGAGTTTATACCAAAACCCCTGCTTGACGTCCAGTCCGTATTTTTTTGCAAACTGTTCTTCGGCATCCGCCATCCGTTGAGTTTGTTCCGCTGTTAATTTGGTCACATCCAATGAAAAACTGCCATCTTTTGGATCGTAATGAAAAGCGTCACCCGGAATATTATTGGTTGCCCGTGAGTGCAGATTTACAAAATCCTTGGCAAAATCGCCTCTTTTTTCCTGGGGGACTTTTGTGTCGGTCAAGTCATTTCCATAAAAAACCTTGGCCGTATTGACGCTGGCATCTACCTGTTGGATGGACAACTCTCCCGTCGGTCCGTTTTCATCTCCCCCGTCATTGCCTTTTTTTTTACCGCCGCCTTTTGCCTGCTGCTTCTGCGCCATCTGCTTGGCGGCAAGCATACCCTTATCCATGGTGTCCTTGACCTTCTTGGTCCCGGTATCCGAAGCGCGGACCTTTTGCAGGAACTGGTCGAAGGTCAGACTTTCCGACCAATTCCCGTTGGCGTCTTCCTTGTAAAATTTCACTCCACTCTTGCCTCGAGACACCTTGTACCCGGTGACCTTGAATATCCGGTCGTCGGCGAGGTTCGAGCCGGGGGTATTCTTCTCGAAGAACTCCTTCTTCCATTCGGGCCGCTGCAGCAGCATGTCGAGATCCTGCCGCAGATCCATGTACGCCGTTTCCCGCCCGGTGAGCGGAGTGTTGTTTTTGAGCCAGGTGTACGCCGCCTGCCGGTCTCCGCCGAAGGCCTCGACAAAGGGGGCGGCATACTTTTGCTCCACGGTCAGGAAGGGCGCATACTCGCTGGAGTTCGGCCCCACCGCTCCGCTCACGTCGATCAGATTGTCCACCCGTTCTTCGCTCCAGGTGCGCAGTTTTTCGACGTTCTCGGGGGTGAGCTCCATTTCCTCGTGTTCGCCGTATTTGAAGAAGGTCTTGCCGTCCTTCTCGAAAAACTTGCCGCCGGATTGTTTGATGATCTGCTTCTGCAGCTCGGGGTTTCCGTTCGCCTGTTCCAGCATATCCGCAAACACCAGCGTCCGCATTTCGCTGCTGCTGCCGACATCCTGCTGTGAAGCCGGGGAAAGTCCCTTTATCTTGTCCCCGTATTTCAACTGTACCCTCGCGGCGGAACCGGTGGCGATCTGTTTCATTCCCTGGGCATTTTGCCGGGTCAACTGCTCCGTGTTTTGGATGAGCTTGATCTTCTGCTGTTCTTCGTACTGATTTTTCAGTTCCTGCCCCTGCTTTTCGAGTATCTGCGTGCCGGTGTCGCGCTTCTTGATCTCCTCAAGGAACAGCGGCAAGCTCATGGAAACCGTACTGCCGTCGGGGTTGTTCTGTATGATCCGCGAGTTGAGCGGGTTTTCTCCGTCCAGTTGGACCTTATATCCCAGCCGGTCGAGTATGGTCATACCCGCGCCGTCCGGCTTGAGCAGCATCTGCACCCGGGCCATAACTTCTGGGTCGTCGGAATGATCCAAAAGATCCTGCAGATCGCGCCGCAACACCATCATCATCCGCTGCTCCGGGGTGAAGCCTTTGACGATGTTGTTGTAAAGATTGGTGGCGGCGGGTGCGCTTCCGCCCGCATATTCCATGTTTTGGTTCACCCAATCGGCGCGCAGCCGCGCGACGGTGTTGCCGCTGGTGGCGCTCAACGACACCGCCGCGCGGGCGGCGGCCTCCTGCGCGAGTTGTCCTTGCACCGTTTTGAACAATTTTTCTCCGGTCATCTCGTTGAGCGGCACCACGACGTCGCCGCGGCGGATCGCATACCCGCCGTCCTTCTCGATCACTGACCACCCCGACTGCTCCGCCTGCCGTTGAAAACGTCCCCACGCCTCGGGATCCTTGCGCGAGTTGAGCGCCAGGCGTCCCCAGTACATGAACTCCGCCATCTGCCGACCGGCGGGGCTGGCAAGCAATGCGGCGATCTCCTGCTCCGACATCCCTTGCACCTCCGGCAGCTGCCGGACCATGCTGACGAGATCTTTATTGACCTGCACCATATCCTGATCGTAGGCATCCCGATCCAATCGTCGCTGGTTGAATTCGACCTGCTGATTGGTCAGTGCGAGTTTCGCCCTCTGCATGTTCTGTTGTATCGGGCGGTCCTCGATCTCGTACTGCTCCGCCCGCTGCGCGCCGCGCACCTTCAGATCGCTCAGTTTTGCCTGATTGGCGAGGATGCGCTTCTGCGCCATGTAGCGATCGGTCCCCATACCCGCCTGGAGCATACTGCCGATGATCTGGCGCCCGTCGCCGCCGGCGGCAAGCGTATCGACGGCGCTGCTGAGCACATCCTGCGTCACCTCGCCGAAGGAACGCGACGGCGCTTCCGCGGCGGGCGCGCTCTGCCCTGGTATCGAAACATCCTCGTCGTCGTAAAAATTCCACGCCAGATCCGTTTTATCCGCCATTTATCACGCCCTCACTTTGACGCGGCGAAAATATCCGCCATTTTGTTTTTTCCGTCTTCGATGGAGATGCCGTCGAGCAGATTGCGCTGCGCATATCGCCCGCCGGCACGGATCAAGGTGTCGCCCCAATCGACGCTCTTCCCGTCCGGAGCGTACTGCACGACGGGATTGTTCGTCGCCATGCCCTGATAGAAGTTCTGGGCAAAACTGTTACGCCCCGTGTTCTGTGAGGCGGTTTGCATCTGCGCCGCCTGCTGCGCGTTCACCTCCGCCGTCTGTTCCCCTTTCTGCGCCGCGCTCTGCGCCCGGTTCACCAGTATTCCGCCGCCGTTGCCGGAAGCCAACTCCGAAGCGGCAGCCGAAGCCAGCATCGATCCCACCATACCCATATCACAACACCTTTTTCCAGATTTTGTATTTTTCGTCGGACGATATATGATCCAGTTTGAAACCGGCGCGCCGCGCCATCCGGTTTGCCGCGCGGTTTTCGACCGGGATGCACCCCGCCAGCGTCGTCACCTCGATTTGAAAATTCTCCCGGTAGTCCCGTCGCATCTCCGCTTCGGTCATTTTTTCGACCGCGGCGACATCGACGCCGCGGTGAAACAGCGCGTGTCCCTCGAATTCGGCATCGGAGTTGAGCGCGCCGAAGAAACACCCGAGAAACTCCCCTTTGTCACCGAGCGCCGCATACGCCTTTATCGCGCCCGAAGCGATCCCGCAAAAGAGCCGATGCACGCCGATAAAGGAACGCAATCGCGGATCCAGCGCCCGAAATACATGATCCTCCACCAGCAAATTCGAAAGCGACACCAGATCGTCGCCGTCTCCCGTCATCCGACAAACTTTTGCCGGAGTTCTCATCAGAACTGGAACCCCCACCCGGTCCCGTCCGAAGAGTTTTTCTGGTGATACTGCGCCGACTGCGTCGGCTGCGGCATCAATCCGGCCCCGATCTGCAGCAGGTTCGCCTTCTGGGTGTTGGCGTTGGCGAGCATGCTGTAATACCCCTCGGCCAGTGCCGCGGCCCGGGCGCGGTTGTTTTGTGCCGTGAGCGCTGCGCCGACGCCGCCGTTGCCGGTCCCGAGCATACCCCGTTGCGCGAGCTGCTGGTTGGTCTGCTTCTGGGCGGTGTCGAAGGCGGTGTTGACCTTATTGGCGGCCAGTGCCATCGTCGCCCGTCCGGTTTCGCTGTTGACATCCGTTTGTGCGACAGACTTCTGCAGTTCCGGGAAAAACCACTCATTGTACTGCTGTTCCCGGTTCTGCAGTATCTTCAGCTGCTCCTGACTGAGCGCGGATTCGGAAGTTTTTCCGCTGGACGAACTGGAACTTCCCTGACCCTGTATTTTTCCCATGATTCACCACCTCTTTTTATTATTGAAGGTGTTTGATGCTCCACTTTGTGCAATTACCCCTGCCTGCGGATCGTCGCCAGCAACTCCTTCTTCAACTTGGCGATCTGCTGATCGATATACCTCTTTATCTCCGCTTCCATTTTTACCTCCTATTCGTACACTACTGCGACTTCGTTCAACGTTCCGGTCCCGACTATTTCGACTTGCAGAAAACGCCCGATGCTGCCGTGCGGAAATTTGATGCGCTCGCGTCCGCCGCGGGGGATCTGCACCTTAAAGTGATCCTTGCCGTCGAGTTTGACGTCCACCGTCGCGGCGCCGCCGCACTCGACCAGCATGGACGAGTAATTCTTCATCACCGACAAACTGCCGCCAATGTACGGCGACCGGTATTCGTACCGCCCGCCTTCGCCCGCGCCGTGCAGCAGTATATGATCTCCGCGTTGCAGATACATCCGGTCGGTGTCGGCGTCGTACCATGCGTAGTCGCAGCTGTACGACAATTTGCGGAATACGTCGCCGTTCCGCCGGTCGAATACTATCGCGCCGTTGAGCAAAAAGAGATAATAGACATCATTCGCGGCGCAGGCGTACTTGACCTGCAGATTTGCGGTCTTGAGTACCTGAAAACTCACCACCGCGATACTTTCCCCGTTCCACAGGCAGATCCCGTCGTTGGACAGCCACACCGGGGCGTTGGAAACGTGCGAAATGCTGCGGTAAGTGACGCAGCCCTGATTGCCGGGAATGAGCGACTTGGTGATCGTCGCCACGTCGTCGGCGCCGACGATGCGGAAGGTATTGTTCCGGGTGAATACCAGCACTCCTTGAAACTCCGGCGTGATCCCGGTCACGGTGTCGTCGATGCCGATGTAGTTCAATACCGGCCAGGCGTGCGGGTTGCCCTGTTTCGAGAAATAGAGCTTGCTGCCGACGGCGAGGAAGAATACCCCTCCCGATTCGGTGAGGAACTTTCCTTTGTCGGGCGGCGGGTAGTTGTCCTCGCTGGCGAGCTTCTCCATCATCACCGCGTCGTCGTCCGAAACCGTGTCGAGCAGATACTCGTCGGTCGGCTGCATTTCGCCGACACAGTAGAAATCCGCGCCGCCGGCGGTGGTCCGGTACACTTTGGCGTAAGCGACGCCATCGGGAAATGCCTCGCCCGGCGTGACCTTTCCCCATTCGCCGCTCAACTCCGCCGCTACCTCGTATTCGTTCAAACTCCCGGGGGCGCCCTCCCAGCCGTTCGCGTTGACGTAACAGAGGCAGTATTTGTAACTGCCGGTCAAACCGTCCTCGCCCGCGCCCGGAGCGGTCGGCGTGATCGTCGGCTGGACGAGCGGAAACGGCACGCCGAGCGCCTCCTGATCGCCGCCGTAGTACGGCGACTGGGTGGCGGTGTTGACGCTCCAGTAGTAGCGGTCGTACCACTTGACGACGCTGCGCGAGCTGTTGCCGTAGTGCCCCAGCTGTTCCGGGCTGGTGAAGGCGAGTTCCCGCGGCATTGTGGCGGCGGCGATCTTGCCGCTGCCGATCTCCGCGTCCCGAAGCAGTACCGCGCTCTTCGCGTCGAGCAGGTCGGGGTGGATCCAGTCGTTCATCCCGCCGAACTGCATGGCGTGAAAGTTATTCATCGTATTCGCACCCTTCCAGCGCCTCGCGCTCTTCCGGCGTCAACGTCGCCAGCACCGCCGCGAACGCGGGGTCGTCCTCCGCGAGAAACGCCGCAGCGACGAACTGATCCCACAAACCCGCCTGTTCGAGCTGGAGCTTCTTCGCCTCCCATGCGGAGCCGAGCGCGCGTATCACCTTGAGCTTCGAGTACCGCTTCGGCGGTTCTTCCCAATGGTATCCCGCCGCCTCGAACTGCTCGGCGGTGGGGAACCAGTACCGCTTGCCGTCAATCACGATCCCGCCGCTCGTGTATATCTGTCCGTCTTTGATCCACATGTTGACCTCCCTATTATGCGTATTCGATGTACCCGCCGGGCAGCACATTGACCGTTGCGCCCGCGTTCGATGTAACGGCGAGCGCCGAGCCACCGCTGGACACATTTAGTGTGCCGCTATTGACCGTGACCCCGCTGGCGATGCCGCCTTCGCTGACATTGAGGGTGCCACGATAACCGAGCGTGACGGCATAAGCCGTGCCGCCGCTGTAAACGATGGTGTTCCGCACGAAGCTCGCCTGATCCGGCACGTTTTCGCCGGAG